AATGTGGTCTTCTAGATCTGGACCCTCAATATTGTCTTCAAGAGACTCTGATGAGAGTTCCCAGTCAAGACGAAGCTTGCGTGTTGTCAAAGAAACCTTTGAGAAAGTTGCAGCTGCGTTTGTGAACTTAGCTGTGTCGTCAGAAGCGTTTACATAATCACGAGGATTATCTTCTGAAGCTACAGTCATAATTCTTTGACCTACTGAGACGCGATCAATTTCAGTTGTATTGCTACGCATACGGATTGTACGTGAAGCCTTTGCCAAAATAGTTGCATCCCACATGTAATCTAGGAAGCGATTAGCTTGATCTGGATATAGAAGTCCAGAACCGCTAAGTGTAGAAGTGTCTGTTGACGCTTGTACTCCGCTTGCACCAAGATTAGTTGTATCAATTACTTTTTGTAATAGTTCATTACTCATTTTTTATTTCACCACCTTATTTTTTTATAGATTTTTAGTTAAGCTATTAACACCGAGGAAGTGTCCTTGCCATATACTTTTTTGGATTTTTGTTTCCTCTAGTGATCCGTTAAGATCGCTAGACTTCTTTACTGCTGTTGCGGATTCAAATCCGTTCAGCTTATTATCAACATAGTCAATTTTACCGTACATATCAGTAATTGATTTGTTAATCTCTTCATGCTTAGCTTTGATTTCGTCAATCGCCTTTGACATTTCTGCCCTTGTTTCCTCAACAATGCGATAAACATCTTGAACTGTTGCTGCATGAGTTGCATAATTCTTTTCAATAGAATCATTAAAGAAGGTCTTAAGGTCAGTTACCATCTTTGTGAAATCAAGTGTATCCTCAACCTCTGAAATAGCAACAGCCTTTTCGATTGCTTCTCCTGCATCAACTGCTGGTGCTTCTGTAACTTCCGCTACTTCTTCAACAGCTGGAGTTTCAACTTCAGTAACTTCGGTAGTTACTTCTGCGTTTGTTTCTTCTGTCATTTCATTACCTCCTTCATTCTTCTTAATAGTCGCCGCATCAACTGTGATAGGCGAAACTTTTTTTGTTTTATTTTGATCTGGATAAAGATTGATTGCTGAGCTAGTGTCAATTACGCTTGTTGGAGCGGCTGTTTCTAAAGCTGAGTGTGTTGGGCCTGGAGCATCATCTTTTTTAAAGTAAGAATCAATTACTTTTTCAATTGCTTCAAATTTTTCTGAATCTGCTTGCTCAACCCAACCAACATTTGTCATTGAATCTCCGCATACAGAACAATTTTTTGCTATTTCTACTGATGTTGATGCAACTTCATCTTCTTTACACCAGTAAACATTTTCTAATGTCATATTCTTTGCCATTTTTTGAATAGAAAAAAAGTTAGCAAGTGGATTTGCTGGTGAATCTACTAATGATAGTTCATGTAGATCGTAGTTATGAATAACTCTACGCTCTTCATCCCCGCCATCTGCTTTTTCCATTTTTGCATCTACAATATTTCCGCCAATTGAAAATCCTGAATAAGTTCCATCAAGAACTTTTTCCCACGCATCTTGTGCGCCCTTAGAGATGTATGCTGTGACATAAACGCCACTATATTTCTTACCAGAAGCTTTATCAAAAAAAGCGTCTTCTTTAAAATCAATCATCTTGCCTACAGCAGATGGACCATGCATTTCACGTATGTTGCCTCTAAAGCTTTCAAATGCTTTTTTGCTTGCTTCAGATGTAACAATATCCCCATGACGGTCTACGTTATCTAATGAAGCAAATCCAGAAACAGTTCTCTTCTCCTTGTTAACCTTTGCAATAGGAAAGGATAAGGCCATTGATGATTCACTATTTTGCCAATACGTTTTTTGTAGTTCCATATATAATTTAAATAATAGCAGTATTTATAATTAACTCATAATTTACAGTAGTTATTATTTTACTTTTCTACCCTCACCTTGAGCATTTCTTCCGCCCCCTGATTTGTCTGGTGCATTTAGATTTCTTTGGGTGTCACGTTCTCTATTGCCATCCATTCTTGCATCTGCTGCTTGTTGTGGCTTTAGCTCCAAAGGATCATCTCCGCCTTCAATTGGGGCTAAGCCCTTTCTTGAACGAACTTCATTTGGAAGAATTACCTTGTCTTTAAGATAAGTATCATCAATTCTTGCCATTGTTTCTTCATCTGTAAGAGACAATTCTTCAAATCTAAGCATAAATGCGTCTGTAAACTCAGCTAAAATCTTGTTAAGCTTGTACTCAAGTTCTTCTTGCATTGGACGACACACTTGCTCTTTAAATGTTTTATCCGCATCCTTAGCGTTTGCCAATGAGACTCCTGCAGGCATACCAATTTTAGAAATTGGCACACGATGAGCAATAAGGATACGATCTCTATTTTCTATGGCATAGTTATTAAATGAAGAGTCTTGTATTCCCGCCTCAACTGGCTCCATCTTAAATTCAACACGACTATTTTCGCCATCCGATGGAAGAGGAATATAGAGCGTTCTGTGGTTACGGCCTTTAAGCCCAGTCTGAAAAAACTCAAGAAGCTTACGCTCTGACTCTGCACTTAACTTGGCACCCTTTACAGTAATAATATAGCGTGGCACTGCTTTGTTTTCAAAATAATCTAAATTAAATCTTTGTGCAAACTCATCACCAGCTACAGCATTTTTTGCAGATAAAATATCTGGTACACCGTAGTATGTATTTGATGGTGTAAACTTTTTAAAATGAATTACTTCGTTTGGCTGTGGGTCTGTTCCAATTTGATCTGGAGTTTCTGTATCTCCAAAATTTCTAAAGAATGTATAACGATTATATACAACCTGCACAAAGCCATCACGGTGACGACGAATACGCATAGTTGTTGTTGGGATATGTCCCAGATAGCCAATTTTTCCTGTAGCTGTACGACCAACTTCAAGATAAGCGTTACCTGTTGACTCTAAATCTGTATATACTTTTTTCATATTTTCTGTAAAAGAATCATCTGAATTCATTGATTCAAGAAAATCACGAAGCTCAACTTTTGCTGCTTCAATTTTTGTGCGTAGCTTGTCAAGCTTCTTTGGATCATCAATAACATCTTGTACTTTTTGAGTTACTTTAAATGTTTCTTCAAATTTATACCCCAGCCCAATTACGTTTGCAACTTTGGCATTAACTGCTGAATGGTGATAGGGGGACACATCATAAAGTTGTGATAAATAAAGCATGTTAAATGGAGGCTGAACAATCTGAAATAAAGAATAGCCTGTAAGATCAAGCGGATCAAGCTTTTTAGATTTTGCATCATCTATGCCAGAAAAAGACTTTTCAAGCCTATTAGCTTGACGACGGATATTTGGATTAAGCCCGTCCATCTTTTTAATATCATCCCAAGATTTAGAAAACGGATCTTCAAATGCTTCTGATGTAGAGCCACCAAATCCAAAGTCTACGTTTGATCTAACTTGTACTTCGTTTTCTTCGTTATCGTCCATGATTGTTACGTTGTGTTCCATTATCCTAGCTTCATCTCCCGCATTTCTTTAACATATTCCATCATTGCAGGTGTGTCCTGTGTATCTGGAATTAAGCCTATATTTGATCTTGTTTTTTGTTCTTCAAGTTCATCATCTGTTACTGTTCTATGACCCGCAAAAAAGATAGGCTTTCCTTCTGAAAGACCATGGTATTTAGCAACTTCTTTAATCTTTTTAATCTGCTTAATGTCACCTTTAAGTGACGGGACACAAAGATATCCGCCTTCATCGTCTATAACTAATGATTCATCGGGCATTTGCCACATATATAATCCCCAGTTGACTTCATCTACGGGGGTAATCTTCATTTTTCCCATGTTGTTATAATACCATTTTGTTTAGTTAAAGCCTAATAAATGTACTGATGACTGCCATTTTTAATATGTATGATCATGTGAAATGACAGCAAGACCGCCATTTAAGCTTGTAGGAGTTGATCCAATGTACTCAAGAATAGTGCCCAGCGTAGTTGTAGTATCATATACAATTGCAGTTTGTGTAGCAAGATATGAAAGGTATCTCGTTTGAACCTCTGTTGCACTTAAAGCGGTTGGGAACATGGTTATATATCCATACATTGCTTGCGGAGATGCTGATAAACCATCTGTGCTTCCATTAATGTATATTGGATTAGTTGTTGATGTATTATAAACAAGTGTTATAAAATAAGTTGCCCCAGGCACTATAGCATATGAGTTTGTTGATTGTTGTACACCATTGATATATAGGGTTGCATTAGCCCCTAGGTTGCTTGATAAGAGGTTTGAGCTACTGGATATAGATATATCTACACCCGATATAGTTGCAGTGTCTAAAACGGCTGCTGAGCTTGCGCTAGTTCCTGTGTATTTAAACCAAAATTCTATAGTTTTATAAGCAGTACTATTGGTTGATGTAATTACAGCTGATCCTGGATATCCCGTCCCAGGTGTTTGATTTACAAAATTAATGCCTAAATTCCTGTGTCTTGAAAGCAAATTATCTGTGTGCTCTTTAATCATATAGGTTGATCCAGTTGTAGGGGTCATAACAAATCCGCCTGAATCTGCTGCTATATTTAAAGTTTTATAAATTTTAATTGAAAGATTATCTAGTCTTGGCTGGGTGCTTAAAGAAGTATCTGGTGAATACATTTGTACTTTAATTAATAAACTTGCACTTGCATTGTTAAGCGAATTTTGTAAAAAGAAAGGAACTAGTTCATTGCTTAATACCTCATACCATGTTGTTCCATTATCATAAGATGAATAAACCTTTATGCTTTTATTCCCGCCTGTTGTTACATTTGAAGTTGCAGTATCCCAATAAATACTTATTCCAACAAAGCTTATGGTGTTGATTAATGGAAAGTTATAGTACCAAGTACCAGTTAATGTGCTGGCTGTAGTAGTTTGTTTAATCGTTATTCCGCCGTTATCTGGAACAAGATCTACATATGAGCCTTGATCATAATCTTTTGAAGAACTAAATCTTCTTTCCATATGTATCATTTCACTTCTTGATTTAATATCAAAATGATAAGCATTACCTTGTTGTGCAAAATGGTCTGGTCCAGAATCTGTGTTTGCCCAATATATATGATTATCAATTTCTTTTTTAGAAAGCTTATATGTGTAAAAAGCAAGATCATTTATTGTAAATGATTTACCTGTTGGGGCTGGCCCTAACTTATACTTTACATAAGTATTTGTAGTCATTGTAAATTTATCATTTTTTGGTATCATAACAGATTCATCTGATACGCCATCTGCCATAATTTCAATATTTTTTTCATTATAAGAAAGATATATGTGAACTTTTTTATCCCATGAATACATACGCTTTTTAGTTGTATATGAGCTTGTGGCAGTATTTACAGTAAAATAAATATAATCATTTTGAGCATATGCTTCAGCAATTACGGTTGTATCATTTACAACGCTAAATAGATTTGTTTTAGCATCTGGTGCTTCTGAAAATAATGCCCAGAATTCTATTCCAAATATCCCGCCTTCATAATTTTTATCAAAAAAACTATATGTATCAAAAATACTTATAATTGAATTATCATTAAGCTTGCAACCATTAATTGTTGAATCGCTAAAAAGACGGGAGTTAAGGGTTAAAATATCTAAGAAAGTTGGTAATTGAGATCCAAAACCAACAGCAGCATGATTACCACTTACAGATATATCTTCAAAAGTAATAGATCCAGCTTCATATGCATATGTAGCTTCAGAATTTAACCATTGTTGATATGTTGCGTATTGCTCAAGTACAGTAGCATAGGTGCGGTAGGTAAAGGTACCTGTTAAAGGCTAATAGGCTACAGGATCATCTCTAAGTACAGCTTCTTTATATGACATATAATCTATTATACCTTTTTAATAAATTAAAGCGTTAAATTCTTAGGTATGTCATGGTTAATTAAGTTTAATACTTGTCTATTAGCAGGTTCGCGTTGACAACTGACCTTACAGAGTGTTTTTGAGGAGGGGTTATGGCGTGAAAATGCCTACCGTCCACAACAAACGCCGCGCCTCTTTTAGGGGATATTGAGTGCATAATCGTAAGAGGGGGCTTAATAATCTGACCAGTAAACGTATCCTCATATAAAACTGTATCCCCATCACTATCGTGCAGGTAATACAAAAATATTAAATGCGGGTCGTCCCTGTCTACGTGTGGGTATAGCGACCCAGTCTTAAAAGTATGAGGGGTTACGTTAAGTTTTACCCTACCAAGGGAGGTATAAGCTATGCCGTGTTTTATACAGAACTTATCAATTAGCCACTTAAAGTCTTTGTGTATAGGTGAACCTTCAGGTATTCCAGCTGAAAAATAAGGTACATCTTTTTTACGTGTATTTACAACACCAGGGTGGTCTACGTCGTTACTTTGAGTTCCTTTAAAATAGCACCAAGGTGTATCTACAGAATAGAAAAGGTCGTCTACAAAACGCATTTCGTCTTCGGTAAGGAAGTCATCATCGTATATAAACATTATTTGTAAACCTTACGTTCCCAGTAAAGCTTTTTATACACCCCACTAGGCTCAGTTCTAAAAACATCCCCAACGTGTTGTTTAGCGTGTGCCTCTTGGTCCGTAAGCATACTTATATTGCTTTTCCAAAGCTCTCTTTTAAAAGGTATTATTTGAACGTAGGGGGTACCTTTTGGTATTACACCTTTAAAACTTCTTTTTAAGAATAAAGGAACGTTTCCAGGCGTATCCATTTTATCGTTTTCAATAATACCGTTAGTTACAACCCAAGGTAAATCAAACCTATTTAATGGGCTTACGTATAAAGCGCTATATCCTTCAGGCAAGCTAACCCCCCACTGAGGCAGCACCGCTATATGATGAGGGTAGCAGTCATCTGGGGCGCTAAATCCTTTCATTTCTGGGCGAACCTCAATAAAAGTTTTATATTTTTCATCAATTGATACGTGAATATCATCGCCATCCACTTCTATTAAAATATCAGTAGGTGTTACAAAACAATAACCCAGTGACATAGCGTCAAAGAACGGCATACAAGCTTTAAACGTTGGTTTATTTACGTCGCCCTCTAAATAACGTTCCGCTTCTCTGTACCAGTGGGGTAGTGAATAGAGTGCGGTAATAGGGTTATTTGGGTCGTCTTGGAGCTTATTATCAAATGAATAAAAAGTAATCTCTTTATCTGTAGGTTTCACCGAATATGTCCTCTGGGTAGCTGTAATCAACAGAATCATAATAGCGTGTTAGCTTTGGGCTATTTTCTTGAATATACTGCAACACGTCCATAGTGTTATCAAATTTTAACGATAACTGTGTTAAATGTTCCGCAGCCTCATTATGAAAAGACTTAGCCTCCTCTTCGGAAGAATGAAGATTATAAAACAATATTTTAAGGTGTGAAATTTTTCCTTCATGCTCTGAAGGAAGAAGAGCAGTTTCATATTTATTGTTTATTAATTTAATAGTATTTAATCTAAAGTAAATACGGTCGTCAAACTTCAATAAAGTTTTTAATTCCCAATGATTTATAGTCGGATCATATGCCATTTTTTATACCTCTTGTTCTAACTTATCCTCATGGTTTGCGTATTCCGTCCAAAAACTAGAAATAGTATAGCGGGTGCCGTTCAATACCCTTTTAACTCCATGAGAGTGGTGCACATCCCCTGGAAAAAAAGCAAGCATGCCCGGTTTAACGGGGATAGAAATGCCGTGTTGGGGAAAATGAATATCTCCCCCCTCAAAATCATCGTTTAAATATAAAACGCAACCCACCTGTCGCCAGTTATACACATGCGGCTCTAACCCATAGTTTTCAAAGTCTGAGTGGGCTGGTTGAACGTATCCGTGGGGCCACTTAATTAAATTTAAACTGTCGGCGTATACAACATCAAGGTTATAAACTTTCATTATCTCGTGTTTAATCCTTGTTCTTAAGTTAACTAATTTATTAAAAATGTCAATGTCATAAGGTGTCCCTAACCCCTTTCCAATGGATTTAAGATTTGCAGCGCCCATAAATCTATTAGACCACTGGCTGTAGGGGTCACCCGTAGAGTCCCCCATATCCCAAAGACCATTAGTATCTAAATACTTTTGATAGTTTATAAATAAATCAATTTCTTCTTTTTTTATAAAATCGTGGATAACTATTATGTCCTCTTTAGCCATATCTATTTCCTATCTAAAAATGATTGAGCCGCGGATACCGAGTAATCGTAAGACCAAAACGAAGTTATAGCATACCTAACACCATTAAATATCTCAGTTACCCCGTGCATATACTCAAAAGTGGAGGGAAACATTACTAATAAATTTGGTTTTGGGGTAACAGTTGTATTTTGATTTGGAAACCATAGGTCGCCCCCAGAAAACTCCCCACCCAAATAAATTAACGCAGAGAATTTTCTATGTGAGGTTCCATTGTCTTCCCCGTTATTTCCCGTAGAATCAGAGTGCGGGTTGCCAGTCTGCCCTCTATAAGTCCTAGCAAATTGAAGGAGTTCCGCATACAGAGGAACCTCTATATTAAAAGTGTTAGTTATTTCAGCTGACATTTTAATAGAAGTATCTTTTAAAAGATTAAGAAGCTCGGTTGACTTAACTGAATGCGGGTTTATACATCTACTATCCCACAAAGGGGTGTGAGGAAGCGGCTCCCAGTCCTCTGTAGTTAAAACATAATTAGAAAGGGTATTAAAGTCATCTTCTAAAAGAAAGTTTTCTTTTTGTATAATCATTGCTCACGACCCCATTTAACTTTATTCCAAACGCGTTCGTGGACATAGTAAAGAAAAACTTTAGTAAATATCTCCATGCCCGAAATAGCTAAAGCCAGCTTTGCTTTTCCAGTGATAACATAAGACAAGATAAACGTGTCTACAGTACCCATAAGTCTCCAAGTAACAGCTTTGGTAAAAGAACGTGAATGCGTGACGTTCATTGCCCCGCCCCCAAAGCCATAAAACCAAGTAGCTTAGATACCCATTTCGCTACGCTTTTGAGTAGCGCTGATAGCTTCAATTTCTTCTCCTAACTTAATTTGTTCAATCTTATATCCAACGTCTCTACCATACACGATGTTGGTAATATTAGGCATTTTAACAACCATAGCCCCAGCCATAGCCGGGTCAGATGAGATGTATTTCTTTACCTCATCAAATCCTAGGGGGTCTTTAGGGCTTGTACCCTGAGTGTTGCGCACACCCAACATTACCTGGGGGGTGCGGGTTTTAGCTTCATGATACAGAGCATGGTGCCCTTCATGCCAAGGTTGGTAACGCCCAAGCATAAGTGTTGTTGGCGCTTTCCAGTCATGTAGGTTAGATGTAAGTATGATGTTGTTTACGTGCGTTTCAGAATCAAAGGTTTCAAACTTATAATCAAAAGCTGTTGGATCTTCCCACATCTTATTTGTGTCCTCAAAGCGCCCTTCTTTAAGAGTATCCATCCATACAAGAATATTTGCTTTGCCAAAAACATTCCTTGTGGTTTGTGTCGGGCAGATGAAATCAACTACTACATCAAACCCTTGACCTGAAAGCATCTCAGCCATTCCTCCCATACGGCGGGCATGCTCTACACGGTCTTCCGATGAGAACCCAAGGTCAGAGTTAATAGTAGAGCGTACGTAGTCCGCATTAATATGTATGGCGTTAATACGGCTGGCTAGCTCAGCAGCTAACGTAGTTTTGCCTGAACCCGGAAGCCCAATAATTTGAATAATCATTTGTCCCACCACCCTACAACGGCGTACCTTGTTCCATACGTCACAGGATGAACGGTATGCGTATATACATAATTTGATGGGAATACAATCATTTGATTTGCTTTAGGTTTGATTTTTAATTTAAAGTTATTAAACTCAATCTCTCCACCCTCGTAGTCATCATTAAGATAAAAACTCATTGAAACTGTTCTTGGAAACATTGTGCAGTCATCAAAATGATTTATAAAATGTCCATCTTTTCCATATTTAAGAATCTGCCACCCTTCTGAAATATTCCATTCATGCGCATTAAATCTAGTTCTATAGTCGTTTATAGCGCCATACAAAGATTCGTTTAAAAAATTGTGAGCTGAAAGGGCACCTAAAGAAGGTGAACCAGGTTCTTTTGGTGTTGCAGTATCAAACTTTGGCAGAGATATAACGCGACAATCTCTAATAGATGAGAGTTTTGGTTTAACTTCATTAGATTCATTTCGCGGTTCACCAGCGCTACCGTACATCCATGATAACTCGTTAATCTCCACCAAAGACTCCACGTCAACAATAAATGTGGATGGATCTTCCATTACATTTAAATAACTTACAATACCTGGTGCAAGCTCTTCACACTCAAACATTATCAATACCCCATTTTCCAATTGGACATTCCGCATCTTTTAGCTTTGTTTTTGCTTTCATTACGCATCCACATTTTTTGCATTGAGTAGTTAATTTTATAAACTCTGGGCACTGTTTGCAAATTGAATACCTTGTGTCTACAACTTCTTCTGAAGACCATTCTATATTGGGGCTTATCAAATCCCAAGGTCGGGTGTCGCCTATTAATTTTTTATATCTATTTAGTAAAGAATCCGACATTTATTACTCCTTTTTTTTATTATATACGTGCTCGTAAAGTTCAAAATCTATGGAATTAAGTTCTAAAAATCTTTGAATGTCCTCTTCCGAAAGCATACTCTTTAACACCGTGGTTGTGTACTCTACTTCATTATACGTAACTAATGAGGTATTAATCATTTTATTGTTTGTATATTCACCTATAGTAATGCTGTAATTGTCTAAAAACCATTTTTTAATATCTTGTAAAAATTGCTCATGATTTTCTATTGTATTTACAATGGCAAATTTATCTAAATACGCTTTAGCCATTTCTAATGTAAACTCTTGTTCTTGGAGACCCCAAGCTTGACTTCTTATTTTATATTCTGTGGAGCTATTTGAAATTGAATCTTTAAAGATATTTGTTGCGGGGGAGTTGCATATAAATTGTGCTTGAATGTTTCTGTGCCTAATATAACCCAAGTCATCAAAAAAATAATACTTTAGTTTATCTATAAATTCAGGGATAGCTGAATAAACTTCTGATTTAGAAATAACTTTGTTATAAATAAATAAAAAGTTACTAATTGCGCGGTCAAGAGGGTCTCTTAACAAACATGCAACATCTAGGTTATCTGTTTTATCAATTGGGTATCTTCCCAAATGCCCTTGAATAAATACGTATTCATTAAAGTTATCGTTATGTGGGGGTGGGGTAGGGGGATAATGCGTGATTGAGTTTTCAACGAAAGCAGCATGCAACTGTACACTTACCGATGTACCACCAGTTTTTGGAATGTGTAAAAAGTACAGTCTTTTATTTATATCCATTTCAGCTCCTTTTTAGCAATAATATCACGTAGATGTGTAGCCAACAAATACACCGCAGTTTGTATATACGCACACGTTTGAACCACAAGGTCTGTAATAGAAGTTACCATTAAATACGCAAGGTGGATTGCTATAAACAGGTGGATTGTAATAAACAGGTGGATTGTAATAAACAGGTGGGTTGTAGTACGGGTTGTAATAAACAGGTGGATTGTAGTAAGGGGCTACCGGTGACGTGCTATTTGAAGGCTGACTATTTACAGAATCGCCGTTAGCGTTAGTCGCTTTAACAACAAAAGTGTAGGCTGTTCCGTTTGAAAGAGACGAAATGGTAATTGGGCTTGTCCCTGTCCCAGTAAAGCTTCCGGGGGTTGAAGTAGCCGTAAAAGTAGTAATTGCTTTTCCGCCAGTAGCGCCAGCAGTGTAAGTAAGGCTTGCTGAGGAATCTCCGGCAGAAGCTGTTCCGATAGTAGGGGCTTCAGGCACAGTTGTAACTGTTACTTGAGGGCTTGATGCGGAGATAGGGCTAGTTCCAATAGAGTTTGTTGCAACCGCTGTAAATGTGGGAGATGAAGAAGAGCTTAATCCAGTTACAGATATAGGTGAACCCGATCCAATTTTTGACTGGCCTGTGCTGGCAGTTACTGTATAACTGGTTATGGGCAGACCCCCATCGTAAGCAGGGGGGGTGAATGCTACAGATACAGTGCCATTATTAAAAGCAAGCCCGTTTGCTCCGGCGGCACCAGAATCTGTTCCCACCCCAATAATGGGAGCATTTGGGGCTAAACGCCTAGATGAATGAAATCCTCCGACTATAGGCATGTTAAGCGCTCAAATCCCCAACAAGTAACCAGTTATTAGTTCCCAGACAAATAAGCGTTGCTGAAGAATAAGCGGTACGTAACTTAAGGCCTGGGGTTGCGTTTAAGGTAACACCCGTAGCTGTTACAGAAACACCCGTTGTTAAAGCTAACAAGTTAATTTGTGTTCCAGCAGGGGCGGTACTTAATGCTGTGGTGACGTTAAATGCAAAAGCACCGTTCATTTGAATCATAGATTCATAGTCTGTTGTTGCTAAAGTGTACGCCGCTGTTTTAGCTGTAGTGTTAACTGTAAACTTAGCTTGCGCCGTTACCCATGATGTTGCTGAACCATCAGTGTATAGATACTTTCCAGCATTACCGGTTTGTGTTGGTAACCCTAAACCTTGAATTCCCTGAACCCCTTGAAGCCCTTGTGTGCCCTGCACACCTTGTGTGCCTTGTGAACCTTGAAGACCTTGTGTGCCCTGCACACCTTGTGTGCCTTGAATGCCTTGCACACCCTGAGATTGATTAAATCCACCACCTTGAAGCCCTTGCAAACCCTGAATACCTTGTGTACCTTGCAAACTTTGTGTACCCTGTATGCCTTGCGAACCTTGAATTCCTTGAGCACCCGTACCTGCAGCAATAGTAAAATTAATTGAATCTGTTCCTATGCGAATAGAACCATCTGAATTAGAACCATTTCCATATTGAACCCAGGTTGTGTTTGCATATGTTGTTCCATTAAGAACAAAAACATAATCTCCATTTGTAACTTCCCCCACATTACTATTATCATAATCTGTTGCACGAGTAAGTACCCAATAAACAGAGGTAGTTCCTAATGTAGTTACTTTATATATACCATTTTCAATTGCATTTGAACGATTTTTAACAAGAACACGATCATTAAGTAGCCATGTATATCCATCTGTGCTTGCAGTTCCAAAAACATTGCTTGTAATTTTTGCACCAACACCAGTGCCATTTTCTCCATCTGCAGTTCCTGCCGTATAAGTAGCATTAACAAAATCTATTACTGTTGCGGTTTTAACTGCACCGTGAGCATTTTGAGAACCAGCTTGGCCCATAATTCCTTGAATACCCTGTACGCCTTGTATGCCTTGCGTACCTAGTAAGCCTTGTATTCCTTGAAGCCCTTGTGTTCCTTGCACACCTTGTGTGCCTTGCATTCCTTGAACACCTTGTATGCCTTGGGTGCCTTGTATTCCTTGAAGCCCTTGTGTTCCTTGCACACCTTGTGTGCCTTGCATTCCTTGAACACCTTGTATGCCTTGGGTGCCTTGTCTACCTTGCAAACCTTGAACACCTTGTGTTCCTTGTAGACCTTGAATACCTTGAATACCTTGAGGACCTGGATGAACATCAACATATGCAGCGATATCAACAGCTAATGCCTGAATATCTCTAGGTACATTAGGAGTATCAGTTAAAGCGGGGTATCTAAAATTATGATCTGTGGTAGGTGCCATGGTGCTATAAGTATACCAAACTAATGAAAAAATACATTATTTTAACCCATAATACTTAAATTATACTTAATAGCTGATATATATTCTTCTGACAAATCTTTGGCAAGCAGGTCGTTAAATATAGCCTTAGATTCATCTTTTCTTCCTATCCACCATGCTGAAACTGCTTTTTCAAATTCCAGGCAATACCTGCCATAATATTCAACATCTACTTCAAGTAATTCAAATATTGATGTATGAAGTAAACCTAATTCAGCAAACATATAACACTGTTGCCATTTTTGATTTCTTTCATAGTATCTAGAAAGAATAAAGTAGGCTTCTGGTCTATTGGGCATATATTGAATTGCTTGGAATAGAGAGTTTTCTAATGTGTGCTCCCGCCCACTTTGATCTGCAACACAATATGAAATCCTTATTAATGAAGCATAAACTAAAAGCGGGTGTGAATCAAATCCATATTCTGCAGTTCTTAAGTAAAATGACATTGCAGCAGCAGTTTGTCCAATAACCTCATATTCTTTTGCAATTTTAAAATTATGCTCTGGATTAAGCATGTCGTTAGATGCATCTTCAATTAATTGTTCAATTGTTGCCATATACAACTGCCTCCTGAATCATTTCTTCAACTATTGTATTTGTAACCTTTAAAACAAATGCTGCATTATCACTAAATCCAAATGTTATTAATAAATCATCTTCAAGTTTTGCTACACCTGCACAAAATTCAATATATGCATCAAGAAATGAAAAACTTTCTGGAGACAGCCCAATTAAATTATAATCTTTATCCCACACACAAAGCTTATGACGATATATGCCGTTTTTTTGATTAAGATAGTTATTCCATAGATTTACTTCATGTGATATTGAAATATAATAATCATTCCAGGGAATCATCTGAGACCCGCCTCTTTGATCTATGCCAACATTAAAAGTATTTTTAAGAGATAACTGTTCAATGTTTGGCGGGTTAGTAGGAAGAGCTTTTACAATTTCAGTAGGAGAAGTCCATTTAATAAAGTGATATGGTTTATCTATAATAGGGTACCAATTTTTTTCACAATATGAATCATCTTTACCGAGTGTTGGAATTCTTATTCTTGATATTTCTTTTGCGGTCCAATTTTTCTTATCAAGATCAATCTCAGAATATTCCATGCGTCCTTGACCATTTGTAGTTGTATCTCTACGAACTCCAATTAAATAATATTTATTATTCCATTTAACAACACGAGCATCTTCTAACCCCACAAATTCCCAAAGCGGGGAAACGTCAAGAGATTCAGTATCTACTAAACAATAATCAGTAATATTTAAATCTTTATCAAGTCTACATAAATAATTATATGTTCTAAGATTCATATCTTTTTCTGGATGTAGATATGCCAAAGGTCCCCAAGCTGAGGGAAATTTCATATCTTTTTCAGCATGATATAGAGAATAGTTGACATGTCTTAGATTGACTAGTATATCTCCATCATCATCTATAAAAATGGAAGGATTCATTAATCCCGTCCCTTTACTTAAGCCCTTTTTTATAACCAAAGGCGCTAATTTACCACCGTTTTCAACGGCTCTTTGAACTAGATTCATCTATTGATTATATCTTATTCAATAGGTTCTTGTAAAGTAGGTTGAGATGCTTGATTAATTAAAACATCAATTTCTTCTTGAGTTAATCCCGCCGCAATTAATTTATTATTTGCTTCTTGAATTGGATCAATTTCTACAGGTTCAGGAGCAGTAAAGCGACCTGTCTCTTCATCATAAGTCCATCCAATACCCGCTGGATTTTCATCTGTATATTCAATTAATTCTGCGCCCATAACTCTAGCCGCATCTTCTTTATCATCAGCAACGATAACGTTGCTTACTGTGTTTCCACCCATTACTGCATATGTAGCCATATCTATCTCCTTTTCTTAGTAGTATAAATATACAACGCCGTTACCGCCTGAGCCAGCAGTTCCACCAGTAGAAGCGCCGCCACCACCACCACCACCTAAGCCGCCTTTGCCACCATCATTTAGAACACCAGTTGATATTCCTGCTGGATAACCAGCATTGAATCCTGCGCCTGTATATCCTGCTCCACCACCGCCACCGCCAAAAGATGTTCCAGTTCCAGTTGAACCAGCACCACCTGAATAGAAATCACCAGTACCGCCAGCACCGCCTGTGCTTGTACCTGCTGTTCCTGCTGCACCACCGCCACCAGTAATTAGACCACGACCTCCAGCAGATGCAGTTACTGTTCCAGTTATTGTTGCTGAGCCACCGCCACCGCCAGTATTTACTCCAGCATTACCAGCAGTAGCAGAACCGCCAGCAGCGGCATAACCTGTTGAAGTTGTAGAAGGCGCGCCTGTGTAAGAACTTGTTGATGTGGTAGTTTGATTAGGCGTTGTTGCCCCACCTCCTGCACCGCCAGAAATTTGAGATGAACCTGCACCTGAACCGCCACCCGAAAAAACCATTCCATAGATTGATGAACCGCCGCTTGCACCACCACCAGCAGTTGAAGTTCCTATGCCACCAGCGCCTACTGTTACTGAGTTTGAAATATAAGTCCAACCAGCAGAGTAACCACCCGCACCGCCGCCACCACCACCGCCAGTTGTTTGTGTGCTTCCTGCACCACCACCGCCGATGACGATTGCATAGACTCGGTTGATACCAGCAGGAATATCAGTTACAGAAGAAGATGTTGTGTATGTGCGTTGCAGTTTGAGTCCGTAAGGAGTATCAGTAAATTGTGAATTGCTATAAATAGTTGCGCTCATAGTTGCTCCCTAGTAGAAAAGGTAAAGTATTCCTGCGCCGCCTATTGAAGAAGTACCGCCAGTTGGTGCAGCACCCCCACCACCCCCACCGATTCCACCTGCGCCACCAGCATTTCCTGATGCAGCAGTTCCGTTACCTGCAACTCCAGCACCACCACCACCTGCGCCAGCAGTTCCAGTACCAGTTGAACCATTACCACCTGTATAAGTTGTTGATGGGTTCAGAATTGAAATTCCAGTTCCACCATTACCGCCTGTTCTGCTTCCAGTAGTTGTACCCGCGTGACCACCGCCACCACCAGCAAAACCTGAACCGCCGTTACCAGCAGTAGAAGCAGTAGATACTCCGCTTATTCCAGCAGTTCCACCACCACCACCTGAAATTCCATTACCGCCGTTACCAGCAGTAGAAGAACCACCTGCGCCGTATGTGCCATACCCATAGCCACCATTAGCACCAAAACCTCCATTGATAGATGTTGCAGTTCCACCAATCCCATTTGCCATACCCCAATAATTGCAAGCATAGTTATTCAAATAACCACCATAAGAAGATATACCACCACCAGATGAAGGCTGACCACCTACTGCAATTATATTTCCATAGCGTGTATAACCACCGACACCACCAGTAACACCAAAACCAACTATGCAAGATGATGTTGCAATAGTCCAGCCCCACGAAATCTGTCCAGCACAACCTGAACTTCCATTAGCACCAGCAGATCCACCGCCACCAGCGCCAACTGCGATGGCATAAACAAATGTAATTCCAGCAGGGATTGTTACTGATGTATCGCCAGCATTTTTAGTTTGTTGTAGTTTTAAGCCGTAGGGCAAAATAAAATGCGTATTAGATAAAGGTGTTGAGGCAGGAGAAGATGGGTGCCAATCACTGACTTGTGAACTTACTTCGCCTCTAGGTAAATATTGATGCATATCTAAACCTTATACTATACGATTAACGTAGCCTGAAAGCGCAATGACGTTGGCTGTTGAAGCGTACGCATAGATTGCCGAATATAAAGTAGAAGACGTATTGTTAGATAAAATCAATCCTGGTGTAATAAGAGTTAGACCAGATTGAGCGGGGATAGTAATTATCTGTTGTCCAGATATAAATGCAGATGCGCCTGTCTGAGCAATTCCATATTGAAGAGTTAACTGAGTAGCAGCATTAGATAGGTTATTTGCATAGAGCCAAACTTCATCAAGTCCCGCACCTGTGTTGTTATGGATAAATGTACCAACTGTTGGAGATGCAGTTGCTAGACCAGTCTGAGTCGAGATAGCACCAGTTGTTGTTGATAATACTGAGGTTGTGAATGTGTAAGAACCAGAAGAACCAGCGACCGCGGTAATTGGCGAAGAAGAGACGTTATAGCCAGCGGTAGTCAAACCAGTTACAGTAACTAATTGAGTAGTTGCAAACTGTACTGTTGATGTTGTTGTGTACACAGCGTTATATGAAGTTGCTGTACCCGATGCAGTAGCAGAAATTGCGCCAACAGTAAACGGTATTGATGCGGTAAATGTAGTAGAAGACGGCACAGATGTAATAATAATGTTTAGTAAGTTAGCGGAGGCAAAGTTAGTTCCCGCAGTAAAGCCAGAGATTGAAATCAACTGACCAACTACAAACGAGTGAGACGCTGAAGTTGTGTAGGTAATAGTGTTAGATCCTGCTGCAGCAACTGCGGTGTTAACGGTTGCAGTGGTAGTCGTAGGTGAGGCTACTGAGGTGACATAGATACCAGAGGCAAGAGTGGTAGAGGTTGCCGTGACTAGGGTCGGATAGGAATAAGGTTGACCCGATAGTAATACTTTGCTATATGTTGCCATTTATATATCTCCTTGTTTATAGGTTTATTATACCATTAATATTTAAAAAACCTGGCTTGCTAGGACCATTTGATCCCCGTCGCCTTTAGTAAAATTACCTATTGGATCTATTGCTGATAATACTGTACCACCACTATTTTGCCATTCTGTAAGGTTTGCAGTTTGAGATGCTGCACCTTTTACTCCTAATGCAAGATAAGCAGCATTTGATGCAAACGCACTAACTCCAGCAAGACCTATGTGATTATTAGAGCCACCTCTAATTCCACCTTGTGCATAAATTGATCCATAATTAACATTTAATTGATTACTTGCATTTAATTGTAATAGTATAGCACTTCCAGAATTTTTAATTTGAAAATAATCTGCAGTTTGAGTGCCATTTCCATTTATAGTTAAACCAATAATATCTTGGTTATTAGAAATAGCCATTGTGTTGGATCCACCATAATTGCCTTGAACTGCTAATCCACCTTGTAACCATGTATTTCCAGTAAATAATGCGCCACCTTGCGCTGTAACTTTAGCTAATAATCCGCCTGAACCATTTTGCCATTGTGTTAAATCTCCTTGTTGAGAAGTGCTACCTATGCCACCTGAAGTATATGTGTCTACTAAAGGATTAGTAACAGTAAATTGTGAAGCAGTTGCAGATGCAATAGTTGCGTTAGTTAAATTAAAACCAGATCCTGCTGTTGCGCTTGGATTACCTGTAGATACAATTCCAGTAATTGTTATTTGTTCGCCAGCATAAAGATAAAAAGAATTTGTCGAATTGTAGGTTATTGTTGTGCCATTTGCTGTTGCATTTGTAATTGTATAAGTTGAATTTGTTCCTTTAACAATCAATGGCATTTGATTTGAAAATCTTGAAGCTATAGTAAAAAAACTAGTATTTAAAAAATTTGCATTGTTAGTTGGCATTTGTATAATTGAACCAGTTGTAGCAGTATCTTGTATATTATTTGCAAGAACGCTTGTTGTTAAAATTCCATTACTAAATTGTCCTTGACCGCTAGGTGTAACATAACCAGTTCTTGTACCGCCTGTACCAAAAAATTCCATAAGATTTGATATTTGTAAAGGATGAGCTTGAATTACAACTTGTGTATTAATTGGATTTACTCCAGTTATACTAAGTTGTGGGCTTGGTCTTAATATTCCAAATCCTGTTCCAACACCACCTGGTGTAAATCCTGATCCTAATACCGTAAAAGCCCAAGCTCCTGAACCGCCACTTATTGATGTTACCACCCATATTCCATTAAAATAACTAGGGGTTACTGATGATATTTGTACTTGTTGACCAACTAAAAGTGGTTGTGAAGATAATCCATATGTAAATGTTGCAGTTGTTGAAGATGTGGCTGTTGCAGAACCAAGAGGATAATTTTGGTTTGCCTGCCCAAATGCTGGTGTATTTCCAATATATATATTTCCTGCAGAATTTATTGAAGTTCTTGTTACTCCCGCATTATCTTGTATTTGAACTAAATCTAAGTTAGGAAGAGATGCACTTTTTAAAGTTAAACCAACATTTGTAGCATCTGGAAATATAATCCCTGCTTTAGAATTTACTGTAGTTGTATTTATAGTATTAGTTACGTTTAATACGTCATCAACATTTAATTCAGATACCTTGGCAGGATCTTGATATGTATACTTTAATTTATCTAAAGCCATTTAGAACCTCCCCCGCTTTTTATTAAGCTTGGGCTTCTGTCCAAGCAACACGTCCAAGTACTGATTGAGCTGTGGTACCTACGTTTGTTACAACAATTGTAAGAACGTCGGGACCATCTGGATAAATATTATTATTTGAATATAAGGTTCCATTACCTGTAATAGCATTACCTAAATCACGAAGTGTGTTAATTTCATTTGAACCAGTTGTTGATACAAAGAATCCACCTGTTGTTTCACCACCCTGAATAATATAGTTACCACCAGCAAAGTCAGCAATTTGACCAAGTGAAGATGTTGGTGAAGATACAGCGTTTCTTACTGGGTTTGTCCAAGTTGCATATGTATTTGCTGTTGGATTAAATGGAACTCCATTCAAAATAGCCTGTACGAATACGTTACCTGAAGATGTACCAAGTAGAGAAATATCAAGTGTTCTAAACACAAGCTGCATACGATTAATTAATTCACGACGACCAAAGAAATCTGCAATACCAGTATCTACTGAAGGTGATATACGAATTGAGAATAATGCTTTTGTTGTAGCTCCCGCAAATGTTAGTGCAGCAGATGAAAGCGATACCGCATTATTTAATGTAATTGCTGTACTTGATTGTACTGATGCAACATATGTATTTGCAGGAACACCAGTTCCAGATACATACATACCAGCAACTACGTTTGTGTTTGCTGCAGATAATGTTACAGAAGTTGAAGATCCTGATGTAGATCCTGTTGCTGTTGTACCATTCGCTGGTGCAAGGGCGGTAGGTGTAACTTGACCATAAGTAAAGAGAAGCGACTTATCATCATCAAAACGACCATCCATAATAACAGATGTACCCCAGTGTGACATTGTAGGTCCAAATGTTGGAAATGCTTGCTCAACAACTACTGGCGTAGTTGCAGAATATGTAAATGCTGTTCCTGTTGTAGCACCCATTGGAGGGAAGTATACAAGTGGGTTTGCAGTTGTTGCTGCTGCAGATAATGTTAAGCTTGTTCCGCTAATATATTCAATTTTTGTTCCATCTGGGAACGTTGGGTGAACAACTCTTTGTCCAACTTGAAGACCTGTATTTGCAGCAACTGTTCCAATATTTGAACCTGCTGCAATTGTTAATGTATAGCCATTAGTTGTTAAATTACCTGCCTGTGCACGGGTAACACCAGTAAATGTATTTCCAGTTATACCTGTATAGTTAAAATATTCAAATGCTGATCCAGATCTAATTACTGCAGTTCCTGGCAATGTTGCAGATCCTGCGTAAAATCCTGTTGTATTTGCAACTGTAATTGTTGTATCAGTTGTTCCAACGCTTGCTTGAATTTGAGTTACCGCTGGTTTGGTTTCTGATTCATAACGACCTGGAAGGTTTCCTGAACGCATGTAAGCCATAGCATTTTGATTGTTATTTGCTAATTTGTGTACATAAATAATATTACCCTTTGGACCACGGAAGCCCCAACGTACGGCACCTGCGCCATACCAAGAATAATCAATATAAAACATTTGCATCTTTGTAAGATCTAAGTTATATCCTGATGGTCCTGTTCCGTCAAGCTTATCAATATTCCATGCAGATTGTGGAATTCTTGTTTCAACAGTCTTAGAAACAATTACGTTTGTAGCTGTATTTCCACGATATGATGGCTGTATTGTTAAAGATGTATCTGAAGCAATATCAATAACTTTATATGACTGTCCACGAAGAATAATAAAATCTCCTGGAACCAATTGCTTATTAAATGATGTTGGATATGCTGTGCTTGTTTGTGTTACTGTATTTGAACCCTGTGTAACGCTTACACGTCCCGCTGATTGAAAAATAGAGTTACGACGAACTGCATATAATGTTATTCCATCAAATTCAAAGAAAACACCATTTTGCTGATCAAACATTCCTAAACGATTAAACGCACCGTTCCAAGCATTTACTGCTACATAATACTGACCTGAAGCTGTTGCTGCTTGTGGAGTAATAGATGCTACATAAGTAAAGTCTGTTAATGATGTTACGTTTGCAACAGTAAATGTACCGTTGTATCCATTTTCGTTAGCACCATAAATTGTTACTTGATATCCTGGCTGTAAGCCATGACGTTCTTTTGTTTTTACCGTTACAGTTGTACCAGAAGATGTTAAAGAATCAATTCCAAATGTTGGCTTAAGAATTGTTCCAGACGATATTTGAATGCCCTTACCTGATTGATAACGGAAATAACGACGTGTTTGACGAACTTGAGCTACGTTATTTGAACCACTATTTGTTGAGAACATAACTCCACCATCAAAAGCACGGTGTGTAACTTGAGCTTGATTACGTGCAAATATTGATGCATAAAATGTTGTTGATGTTGAAGATAAAGCTGCAGTTAAATTATTGTTTAATGTAATTACTGTACCTTGAATATCTTTAATTATTGAACCATTAGGAATACCAGTTGCTGCAAATATTGTCATACCTAATGATAATCCTGTAGCTGATGCGACTGTAATAATGTTTGATCCCGCTACACCTGTAGAAGTTGTAGCAGTTGGAGATGCTGAAGCAGTACCTGTTTGTGCTGCTGTAGCATAATATATAAACTGTGTTGGTGTAACAACTGTAGCAACATGATAATTACCGTTAATTGTTCCAGATAAACCTGTTGTTCCAACAACTGCAACTTCATTTCCAAGCGCTAAACCATGTGGGACTGTTGTTGTAACAGTTACAGCACCTGTGTTTGTATTGTATGCCATTGTTGGAGCTGTTATTGTTCCAGCAGTTATTGAAGCATTTGTAAAGTATGTTCCTGCTTGTACTTGTGTTTTATATGTATCAAAAATAGATGTTGATGCCCAAATTGTTGGAGTTGGGCCTTTTGCTGAATATGTAAGTGCAGAAACTATAGAAGCAGATGCTGTAGATGTTGTAATACTTGTTGTAGTATTATTTACAGTAAATGAAGTTGCTGCAACTATTGATTGAACAATAAATGTTCCGTTAGCTCCCGCTGTTGTTGCACCTGTAATAACAACTGCTGATCCAACTGGTGGAGGAGTTGTTGTGTTATATGTAACTTGTGTTCCAGTTCCTGCAGAAATTGCAGTAATAGAAGCTGTTGGGGTTGTTTCAACTATATAGTTACCAATTGCTGTTGGAGAAAATGTATCTGATACAACAATAGGAGATCCTGGAGCTGGTGCAATATTATATACAACATTTCCTGTACCTGTTGCTGCACCCGTTCCATTGCTTGCAATAATAAATGATGTTGGTGTGGGTGTTGATAAAACTGGAGTTGCAATAGTAGTATTATATGAACCACCTGTAGCAGTTAATCCTGTAACTACAACTAATTGTCCGACTGATAGGTTATGTGCAGCAGATGTTGTATATTGAGCTGTTGTACCATTTCCAAATGCTCCCGCAGATGTTGTAGTTATAATAGAAGCGTTTGTATAAACAGTAGTTGCTCTTGTTCCTGCCGTTGCAGTTTGAATATCTAAAGTATTAAGTGAGTTAAAAACAAATGCATAAGCAAATGGACGGTTATTCATTAATCCAAGGTTTTCCCACTTAGAAACCTGAGATGAGTATTCAAAGTCTGTATCAACAAGAGCTTGAGGTGAAGACATTCTAAGCTTACCAACTGGATCAGTCATTTCTTGTGATGGTTCAAACTTTTCTGCATATTCGTCAATTGTAATTTGCAACTTATCTGTAGTTGCCATTGTTGTTGTATTGTAGTTTAATGTTACAACCGTATTTTCGTTAATTGTTACAAGTCCACCAGATACATAAGTTCCCGCCGCATTTGTTGTTACAGTAAATGTTGTAGTTGTAGGAACAGAAGCGATTGTTCCAACTATGTTATATGCATATGGTGTAACACCAGTAACTGTTACTGTTTGTCCTACTATAAAACCATGTGCTGCAGATGTTGTATATGTTGCAGCAGTTCCTGAGCCAGATGCGGCTGTTACTTGAAAAAATGTTGATGAATCTCCGTATGTTGCATATGATGATGCTAAGAGGGACGGGTCTGAAAAATTGTATATTACCTTATTGGCTGTTACGTTAGTTATAAGAACAAGACGCTCTCTTGTAATAATTCTAGGAATAACCACAGTCCTTGTTGCTGGATTAAATGCATAGCTTGTTTCAAGTAGAATCTTTCTTGCCATATTAGTACGCTCCTAGTAAAATGTCCATTGCTTTAAATGGATAAGAATATGTTGTTGATGATACTGTCTGTCCCGCTTCAATCCTGCCCACAAAAGTTGTTCCTACGGGCGGGACTTCAGAAAAAGACATATATCCATCTGAATCTAATATAAATCCATCATAACTGAAAGGACTTCCCCAAACATATTCTGGTAGACTTACACTTTGAATTATACCATTAAGAGTTATTAAAAGCCTAAAAGGGTTTGTTATTGCTTGAGTAACTCCTTGCCATGTGGGAAAAAATCTATTTTCAATTCCGTCAAATTTATAATATAAATTATCTAAGGGGGTTATTTCTAAGTTAGATCCTGCAATAATAGTTCCAGTATTTGTAGTAATTGAATTTACTGTAGCATTTCCAGCACTATCTATTTTTGCAATTATATTTCCGAGTGAATCTTGCCATTCTTGTAAATTGGCACTTTGACTTGTAGCACCTTTTATAATAAAACCTTTATTTGTTGATGTGCCAATGGTAATTTGTTGGGGGGATCCAGTAAATGTATTAGAGTTTGCTAAATATGGAATAATAATTGGATCTACAAGAAGATTTACTCCAGATGTGGTTAAACTTGATGCTATATTTAGACTTATTGTAGTGCCAGATAGATTTATAGGAGATGTTGCACTTCCAACTCCCGCCGTTCCCGCCGTTCCTGTAGGTCCTTGAACTCCTTGTATTCCTTGTATTGTACTTTGAGCACCTTGTATACCTTGTGCTCCTTGAGTTCCTTGAACTGCTACAGAACCAACAGATTGCCAAACGTAGCCAGTCCAAATCCATGTAAGTCCATTAAATGAATATGTAGTTACATTTGCTACTAAACCTGAAGTTGGAAAATTAATTGGCATTTATTTGCTCCTGTAACTTATTATACATTATATTAATAATAAAGAAGTACACAACCACCACCACCTGAACCAGCAGCACCTGATGTTGAGGCCGCCCCACCACCACCGCCACCTAAACCTCCGTTACCACCATTGTTTCCAACTGCATCTTTGCCAGCACCTAAAAATCCAGCGCCTCCCCCTCCACCACCAAAAGTTATTCCTGTTCCTGTTGAACCTAAGCCACCAGTATAGAAATCACCTGTGCCGCCGTTGCCACCTGTGCCAACTCCTGATGTTCCTGCTGCACCACCGCCACCACAGATAAGTCCACGGTTACCGCCACCAGCATTTATTGCTCCAGTAGTACCTGCTTGTCCATTTGCTCCTCCCGCTGAAACCCCAGCAGCATTTTGTGCACCAGCGTAACTATAAACTCCGCCTGAAGACGAAGGCGCTCCTGTATAAGAGACGGTTGACGAAACTCCACCACCTGATGTTGCACCAGCAGCACCTCCACCACCTGTTCCAAGCTGTGCACCAGAACCACCACCAGCCATTACCATTCCATAAATTGATGAACCACCATTAGCACCAGCAGCCGCAGTACTTGGCCCAGTGCCGCCAGCGCCGACTGTTACCGTATTTGAAATATAAGTCCAACCCGTTGAGTAGCCTCCAGCACCTCCAGCACCTCCACCACCAGTTGCAGTAGATGAGCCACTACCGCCACCACCAATAACAATTGCATACACTCTGTTTATGCCTATGGGAATAGTTACTGAATATGTTTGATCAGTTGTAGTTGTATTAGTAAAAGTTTGCTGTAGCTTAAGACCCAAAGGAGTATCACTATACTGTGGGCTTTGATTAATACTAGAACTCATTATTACTCCTTAATACCATAGATAAACAATTCCGTTGCCGCCGTTACCACCAGTACCTAGTGGGCCGCTTCCGCCACCACCGCCGCCACCAAGTCCACCTTGTCCACCGTATACTCCAAGACCATCTGAACCAGCGCCAGCAAATCCTGCTCCTCCACCCGCGCCTCCGCCTGTACCAATTCCTCCTACAGCCGCTATTGTTCTTCCGCTTGCTCCTACGCCACCTCTATAAAAATCTCCTGTACCTCCAGAACCACCAGTAATGGTTGCTGTAATACTTGTAGTAATGCCGCCACCACCGCCTCCGCCTATTAAACCTGAACCAGCAGGTCCGCCATTATTATTACCAGTAGTTACGTTCCCGTACCCACCACCGCCACCTGAAACTCCTGCGGCACCAGGTGCACCACCCGTGCTACCACTGTAAGTAGCGCCACCGCCAGCGTAAGAGATACCGACAGAACCGCCATTGGATGAGAAGCCACCAGGGGCTCCCGTATAACTTACTGCACCACCGCCACCAAAGCCTGATGTTCCTGCTCCACCACCTGCGCCACCTGGAATAACACCACCGCCGCCAGTAGAAGCACCGCCTCCAAGTCCACCGCCACCTGCCATCACCATTCCATAAATAGAAATTCCACCTTGAGAGCCGCTGCTTGAGGAACCACCAGTGCCGCCTGCACCAACAGTTACAGAGTTGGAGATATAAGTCCAACCTTGAGAGTACCCACCAGCACCTCCGCCGCCTGCGCCACCGCCACTGGAAGGAGCGCCACCTCCTCCTCCTCCTCCACCAATTACTACAGCCCATACACGGTTTATACCAGCAGGAATTGTTACTGAAAAAGTTCCAGGGGTAGAAAAGGTCTGTTGTAATTTAAGATTATAGGGAGAATCAACAAATGATGAATTCTTATAAAAGTCTATGCTCATAATATTTTCCTAATAATAAAGTAGGATTACTCCATTTCCGCCATATGCTCCTATTGTTCCTGCACCGCCGCCACCGCCTCCAAGTCCACCAGCGCCAGAATTAGTTAAAGTAGCATCTTTTCCATTACCTGCTATGCCTGCGCCACCGCCACCATTACCATTGTTTTGTGCACCACCTATTGATATTGTATTAGTTATAAGATTAAATCCATTTCCACCAGCGCCGCCTATATTTAATGTACTTGAATTTAATCCCATTCCGCCGCCGCCGCCAATCATTCCAGCACCGCCATTTCCACCAGTATTTGTTAATGAACCTGCTCCATAAGAATTACCAGCACCGCCGCCGCTAATTCCACTTCCTCCATTGCCTCCAGATACACCATTTACATTAGAGGAAAGAGCACCACCACCGCCAGAACCATTACTACCATTTAAATTTGCAGCACTGCCTGCTGCGCCACCAGGCATACCCCAATAATTTGTTCCCCCAGCAGTTTGATTTATATTTGAGCCCTGACCACCACCAGTCATGGTTTGACCTGCATTATAAGAACCCCCACCATTTGTAAAAATACTTCCATATCGTGTATAACCTCCAAAACTGCCAGTATTGCCAGCGCCTACAATACAAGTTGGTACTGCAGGAGTCCATCCCCAAGCAAGGCCGCCAGCACCGCCGCCTCCTATGAGCGTACCTGCCCCACCACCCGAACCGCCGCCTGCAACAATTGCATATACCCATTTTATATCTGAAGGTATTTTTACTGTTCCAGTAGATAATAAAGTTTGGCGCAATTGCAAACCATAAGGAGTAATAGTAGAATCAGTAGTAACAAAATTGGATGACGGAAACCAACTTGATACTTGTGTGCTAACTTCGCCTGCTTTTAATTGTTTATGCATAATATGTCACCAGTAAAGGTAGATGATTCCGTTGCCACCTGAACCACCTAATGAAACACCCGCGCCTGCACCGCCCCCACCTAAACCACCAGAACCGCCAGTTAATGTATTTGGGGCGTTTAAACCATTGCCCGCTACCCCAGCACCGCCTCCACCTGAGCCGTTAGTTGCGGAACTTAAACCTGTTCCGCCAATTGTAATTGCGCCAGTCAAGATATTGACCCCGTTACCGCCATTGCCGCCAACATTTAAAGTAGAACCTGATTGGGCTCGTCCAGCGCCGCCACCAACAATTCCTAAACCACCATTTCCGCCTGTATTTGTTGCAGCACCTCCCGCTAATACAGAATTACCGCCACCGCCGCCTGAAATACCATCTCCACCCGCACCAGCCACAGTTCCATTTGCACCACTACTTCCACCGCCTGCCCCTGAACCTGAACCTCCTTTTGTCCCAGAAGAGCCAGCAGCACCACCAGGTATGCCCCAATAATTTGTTGAGCCTGAGGCATTACCGCCACCTGCGCCACCAAGTGCTCCCGAGGCTTGTTGCGCACCACCACCGCCAGCAAAAATGTTTCCATATCTTGTGTAATTTCCACCATTAGACCCTGGTGCGCCGCCAGCACCAACGACACAAGATGATGTTGCTATTGTCCAACCCCAAGCAACTCCACCTCCGCCTCCACCTGAAGTTGAACCAGCACCGCCGCCGCCGCCAACTGCGATGGCATAGACAAAGTTTATTCCATCAGGAATAGCAACTGTTCCAGTAGATGTGATTGTTTTTCGCAAAGTTAAACCATATGGATTAACTAACGATGTGTAATAAGAAGTATTAGAAGAGGTTGGATTCCAAGAACTTACTTGGCTACCAGATTCTCCACGCTTTATAGGATTAGCCATTAACTAAACACCTGCCCTGATATAACTCCTTGATCTGTGTCATAAGTGGCGGCAATAGAAGTTCCTATTGGTCCTTGAATTCCTGTTAATCCTTGTAGCCCTTGATAATTTCCATATGCCTCAAACCATTCAGTATCATCATATACATAAGTTCTACCATCATTAGTATTTACCCAAACTTGACCACTATATAGAGGAGTTGGTTGAGTTGCACTAACATTAAATGTACCTTGTGTACCAAGAGTTCCTTGAATTCCTTGCAGTTGGGCAAAGCCAAAACCTTGTAAGCCTTGCAAACCTTGTGTGCCTTGTAAACCTGTATTACCTATTGCTCCTTGCACACCTTGAACACCATCTTGACCTATATATCCTGCAATACCTTGTGCACCAGTTATTCCTTGTGATCCCGTGCTTCCCGTTGTACCCTGTGTTCCTTGAATACCCTGAATACCAAAATTACCCTGTACGCCCTGTGTTCCTTGCACACCTTGTGTGCCTTGAACTCCCTGTATACCTTGAGGGCCAGTTACACTAAGAGATCCATCACCCATAACATATTGTACAGATGTTCCACTTGTTGTTATATATTTAGTTGCAGTTATATTTCCAGAAGAGTCTACTTTTGCAAGTACAGCTGTTGTTGAATCTTGCCATTGTGTAAGATCTGCAGTTTGAGATGCTGCTCCTCTTGCTGTAAATGATACTACAGTAGATGCACCTGATATTGCACGAAGCGATGTTGAACCACCATTTACATCAAGTCCATTTTGAGCATAAATTCTTCCATCTGAAGCAATTCTTGCAACAGCTGTTCCTGAATTTATTTGCCATTGTTGTAAATCAACTGATTGTGAATTTGCACCTCTAACAACAACTGGTATAACGTATGGAGCAAACGTTGTTGCATTAAAATAACCTAGGGTTCCACTTGAAAGTTTACCACCAGAATATATGGTTGAAACAACTGCTGTTGTTGCAGTCATAGCACCATTTGCATCCCACCAAGTACTTAAGTTTCCAGCTGAATCTCTAAATTCCATCATAGCTGCAGTTTGATTTGCAGCCGCCTTAATAATAATTCCACTATGTGACTTATCTGGTATTGTAACTGATAATCCAGCTGTTAGAGCTACTGTTCCAGTTCCCGTCGTTACCGTTGTATTTGTTGTATTTGCAACAGTGAAAGAATAAGATGATCCTGCAGTTACTGTGGCAACGGCGGTTACCTGGAAAGTTCCATTATAACCTGTAGGAACAATGCCAGATACTGTTACATAATCTCCAATTGATAGCACTTGCAATGTTGATGTATAAGTATATGTTGCAGTAGTTGAAGTAAATAAAACTGCAGTAATATTTGGTTGAACTGCACTATTTGTTAAAGCAGTTGATGATCCAATAACCATTTGACCTAACGCATTAACTGTTGATAAAACAGTGCTTGATGAATTTTGATATTGAACAAGATCAGCAGTTTGATTAGCAGTTCCTGGAATTAAAAGCTTTTGTTCTATAGCGCTTGAGTTGTTTCCAAGTGTCAGCTGTCTAATATTTGTATATTTTAATATACTGTTATTTCCGCTAACGTTAATATTTCCACTAGAGGTAAGGGATGTAACACTAAATCCTCCAGTTGAATCTACTTTTGCAAGAACAGATCCGCTTGAAGTCCACCATTGCTGAATATCTGGAGTTGAACCACCAACAACTGCAAGACTTCCACCAGAAGTGTAAGTATCAGTAATTGATACGGAAACTGTAACAGTTGTAGAAGTAGCAGCAATTACAGGTGCATTAGTTACGTTAAAACCTGTACCTGCAGTAGCAGATGGATTATTAGCAGAAACTATATTTGTAACAGTAATATTTTGACCTATGGTAATTACTGAAGCGTTTGATGTTGTATAAACAATATTACCACCGCCTGCTGTAGCATTAGTAACTGTTCCAGTAGACAAAGCTGCTTGTTGAACTGCTAGTGGCAATTGATTGCTTGACAAACCAATTATTCTTAATGCTGCGGCATTTAAGGTATTGCTTGTGTTATTTTGAGGAACGATATAAGAACCATTTGCATTCGAACCTCTAATTGTTGAACCTACATTTATATTTTGAGCTGTTAATTGTCCAGAAGTATATAATGCGCTAGCAGTTAAAGCTCCCGCTGAATCTACTTTTGCAAGAACAGTTCCGCTAAGGTTTTGCCATTGTGTTAAATCGGGAGTTAATCCAGTTAGTTGAGTTGTTATTGTTCCGCCAGAGGTCCATGTATCAGTAAGTGCAGATGGGGCGGTAACTGTAATTGAAGTTGTGCTTGCAGCTGTAATTACTCCAGTTATATTAAAACCTAATCCAGCAGTTGCGGAAGAATTTCCTGTAGATACAACACCAGTAATGGTTACTGTTTGCCCTACAGCAAATACTAGTGAAACATTTGATGTGTAAACAACTGATGTAGTACCATTAGCAGTTGCACCTTGTATTGATCCTGTTGATCCACCAGATGCTTTTACTGTTAAAGGCAGTTGTGTGCTGTATTGAGCAGCTAATACTGCACCGCCCGCATTAAGTGTATTACCCAAAAGATTGTTTAATTTTAAATTAACTCCATTAGATGCAGAACTACCAAATAGCCCTGTAGCAAGAATATTTCCTTGTGCAGAAAAAGTTCCATTTACGTTCATATTTCCATTAGGGCTTAAATAAGCAATAACTGACCCTGTACTGCTCTGCCATTCTTGTAAATTGACTGTTTGAGAAGTAGCGCCTTGAACAATTAAAGGAGTTGTAAATGGGCTTGTAGATGAAAACGCACCAATAGCACTTAGATAAGCATTTCCAGTATTTACGCTAACTGTGGTATTTGTTGTATTAGCACAAGTAAATGTATAAGCGCCAGACGTTCCACCAACTGATTGAATTACAAAAGTTCCATTATAACCAGACGGAGTAAACCCTGTTATAGTTACTGTTGAGCCTGGTGAATAAGGGTTAGTTCCGTATGTATTGGTTGAGTTATATGTAACAGTTGTACTGGTAAAAGAGGTAATAGTTACACCAGACGCAGTTCCACCTACAGTATTTGATGAAGTTTTTCCAACATAAATCTGTCCTGCGGGATTTACGCCTGATAAAACTGTACCTGCGGAATTTTTATTTTGAATCAAATCTCCAGTTTGAGAAGCTGTTCCTTTTATTTCTAAAAGAAGATTGGGCGCATAGCCGCTTGCAATACTTTGATAACCCGAAGTTATTTTTCCGCCACCTACGCTGGCATTACCGCTTGAATCTACTCTAAAATAGCCGCCGTTTGTAGCAGTTGCGTTTAATATATTTTGAGAACCAGCAAAAGCGGTTAAAGTTAAAGGTACAACTGCGCTAGTAGGAGCAAAAGTATTGGCGGCAGTAAATGTATTTGTTGTTCCTTGAATTGCTGAACCATCAATTCCTTGAATTCCCTGTATTCCTTGTGTACCTTGAATTCCATTAAAACCTTGTAAGCCTTGAATTCCATTTGTACCTTGAATGCCTTGTACACCTTGCGTACCCTGTAAACCTTGTGTTCCCTGTGTTCCTTGCGCTCCAGTTGTTCCTTGAATACCTACGGCGGTGGTAACTAAAATTACTTGATGATTATTAGAAAAACCAGTAATACCCAATCCTAATCCTTCTACATATGTTACTGGAATTTGAACATAGGTATTATTTCCTGGATTAATAGTTCCACTTACTATAAATTTTTGATAATTGTTAGAATCATTTTGATCTTGAATAAATACATTATCATTTACTTTTAATAGCGCTAAGAACATATCTATATCAATACTAAGCCTTGTTAAATGATTAATATATAAAGCAGTAGAATTTATTTGAGTAGCATTATTGTATCTTATATCTCCATTTGCTGGCTGTGCATTAGTTGTGCTATTTGCATCAATCTTATACTCAAAATAGCTAGAGGATACTCCACTTGCTCCAGTTACTCCTTGAGTACCTTGAATTCCCGTCGTTCCTTGCATACTTTGTATGCCTTGAATTCCTTGTAATCCTTGTGTTCCTTGAACACCTTGAATACCTTGTGTTCCTTGAACACCTTGAATACCTTGTGTGCCTTGCACACCTTGAATACCTTGTGTTCCTTGAACACCTTGAATGCCTTGTGTGCTTTGTACGCCCTGTGTTCCTTGAACACCCTGAATGCCCTGAATACCTTGTGTTCCTTGAACACCTTGAATGCCTTGTGTGCCTTGCACACCTTGAATACCTTGTGTTCCTTGAACACCTTGAATACCTTGTGTGCTTTGTACGCCCTGTGTTCCTTGAACACCCTGAATGCCTTGTGTGCCTTGCACACCCTGTGTGCCCTGTGTACCCTGCACACCTTGCATGCCTTGCACACCTTGTGTGCCTTGCGTACCTTGTGGTCCTTGCAAACCCTGAACGCCTTGTATTCCTTGTAATTGTGCATATCCAAAACCTTGTGCACCTTGTGCACCAGTTGGACCCTGATATCCAGATGTTGATAATATTACTTCGTTATTAGTTTCTACAACAGTTATTTCATTGTTCTGTTGATTAATATAAATATTATCTGTCATTATAGTATGGTGTTAGGCCTAACCTGAAACCATCCTTGTACAAGAGTTTTACGCCTTAAACTTGCATCTATAGATATGATCTGATATTTAGATTTTGGTAAATTAAATTTATTTGTTTGAGCTGGGGTTAACTCAACATGAATAACGCCTGTTCCAGTAACTGTAATTCCGCTACCTAGGCTTGCGGTAGCACATAAAACGCTTCCGCCTTCTCTATCTCTTACTTCCATTAGGAAATTGTATCCAGTGAAATTGATTAATGCTCCTGCTGAATCTTTTACAGTTATGTCAACGGACCACGTATCATTTTGGATAATATCATAATTGATTTCTTGAATTGCCATTTATGCACCCCAATATATATATAGATTTACATAGTCATTCTACCATTTAAAGGTTCTAAAACATAGAAAACCCGCCCTGTGGAGGAGGGCGGGTTTATGTGGATTGGTGTCCTTTTATATTATATCAGCTTTGACCAATATCTACTATTTCGCATTCACCCGAAACACACGCCAATGCTTGTGTTCCAGTTGTTGAATCTTCTAATTCATATAGTGATAATGCTTCCCAGTTAATAGATGTAGGCATCTTAGAAACTAGCTCGTTATAAGCATTTTCATCAACTTCTTGATATGGGGCTTGAGCATATGTGTGGTCAGAATATGGAAGGAATGAAATTCCAGAGCACTCGTCAAAATGCTTATAAACCCATGCTCCAACTTCCATCCACTCATCTTCTTTAACGGTAATAGTTACAGAAGGCTTGTGCTCACACCAATGGCGTTGATATGTAAGCCAAATCTCAAGTTGTTGAATTGCATTAACTTTATCTCTAGTAATAGCATTTGAAGGTGCTTTTACTGGAAATGAAAATACAATTGTATCTTGTGGCTTCATTACATCATCTTCTGCAGGAATACCTGAATCTTTAAGAAATTGAGTAATAGGATCTTTCTTATCCCCACGAACTGTTCTAATATAATATTCTGAATGCCATGGATGCATTCCTGAAGATACCCCGACCAATTGGGACACTGTGCCTGAAGGCTTTACGCAAGTGATTGCTGCTGAGGCGGGAATCCCAATTTTCTCTGCCTCTTCAATATTTGTTGCAAGTGCATACTCACGAAGTCTATTTAAAGTATCACCAAGCTTATTCATTCCGTCTTGTCCAGAAAAGAATTTGTTTCCAAATTGACCAGTAAGTGAAACTCCAAGTAGGCGTTCTTCTTCGGTGTTGTCCTTCCAAATCTTACGAATATACTTAAAGTCTGTAAGTGTTGATTGCCATGTTCCTAGAATTGTTGCAAGGCGAACTTTATTTGCAACAGTTTGAGGTGTATCTTCTTCACGTAATACGACTTCTGAAAGATTACAAAACTGATAAGGACGGAGAATGATTTCCGAGCAAGGGTTTGTTCCATAATGAATCTCTTCAGAACGACGACCATATTTGGCTGCTTGCTTTTGTGCTGCTGCCACATTATAGATACCTCTTTCGCCTGACTTTGAATCATAGAGTGATTTCCATTCTGCTATAAATTGAGCCATCTCTGGCTTGCGTGAATATGCAACAGAATTATTTGCTAATGCACGTTGTGCATTTGATTCCCACCAATTACCAGCTTTTGCTGCTGCCATTTCAATATCATTAATATTAGAAAGAGAAATTAATGCTGAACGACGTACTCCTCCAACAACTACAACTTCTCCAATTTTACACATAATATCGTGAGCTTCAATTGGCTTAAGTTGACGACCAAGTGCTCCCTTAAAAATTTTGATTGTAAAATCAAAAAGATTTACTAATGGTTGTGGCCCAGATGATCTTCCGCCCATAGTTTTAAGACGAGCACCAGAAGGACGAACCTTGCTAATGTCAATCTGTGGAATTTGTCCTGCCCAAAGAAGTGAAAGAAGTTCACGGTAGGCTTTAGCCCAACCTTCTTTTGAATCCCCAACATTGATTACAGTATTTGATTTTTCTAAAGTTTCTGGAAGGGAGGGAAGCTTATTAACGTACTTATATTCAACAGAAAATCCAACACCAGTACCACACATAAGAATATACATTGCTTCATCAAATGAACGAGCATTGTCTACTGGAATAAATGAACAGTTATATCCCGCAACATTTTCTCTTTCTAATGCTGGACCTGCAGTCATTACAGAACGCATTGAAGGCATTACATTACGATTAAATACTGCATCTTTAAGTTCTGCTACAAGTGCATCATCTGCAACATAACCATGATTATCACGAAGATGACCCTGCATAAAATTAAAGTAACGATCTACTGTTTCACCCCATGTTTCACGACGATTTTCACTTTCTAACCATCTTGCATAACGAGATAGTGCAATAAAGTTTTCATACGGGTTTTCAATAGTTCTAGACATTTAATTTATTCTCCTCAGATTTTTAGATAGACTCCTAGTGTACCACACTAGAATTTTAAAAATGGTCTTTTTGAATTTTTTTCAATCTCTCAACTGCAGGTTTAGAGACCTTGTCCCAATTGTAATCTTTATGTATAAGAAAAGAATTCTTATATGCTAAATCAGAATATGTTTCATAATTTTTAGCAACATCTTCCATATAAAATTTTAATTGCAGCGCATCAGGTTTCAAAAGTAATCCTGGATGAATATCTGGCCAAGGTGATTGCCACCATGTTGAATTTAAAGGCATATGGATATATTTTGCATATGTTGCCCAAGCTTCTGTACATATTGTTGGAATTCCCATAGCCATTGCTTGTAATGGATTAAATCCAAATCCCTCGCCCCAACTAGGGTAAACAAAAACATCACACATGTCATACAATTCAATCATTTGTTCTGGAGACAATTTGCTTTCTATAATTTTAATATTTTTATAAAATACGTTTGGGCTTCCGTCATATTCTTTTGTAATTGGATCTTTAACTCTTGTTGTATTCATTCTTGTGCATTTTAAAATCAATTCGTAATTTGGATTATCTCCATAAAGCTCAACAAAAGTATTAACGACTAGTTGTGCATCCTTTCTGTCTGATGGACCACCAACATGTAAAAATCTAAATGGGCGGGATGAATCAATTGAGCGTTTCTTAGGAATCCAATCATCTAAAATACCATGCTCGTATACAAATATGGGTTTATCTGTGTGCTTAGAAAAAATTTCTGCACACCAAGGAGATGTTGTCCAAAATTCATCAATATGAGCTAAAGCGTGATGCCATCCAAAAAGTAATTCTGTAGATTCCCAAGGTGTATAACCAATCTTATATTGATCTTTACCAAAAAGGTACATATGTGGCATATTAAAAGCAATACCAATATTTGTTTCTTTTGATTTAATTAAACATTCTACGCCTAGATTTTTAAATGAATTAAATATATGAAATGACGCTTCACCATAGCCTACATTGCGATCCATGTATTGTGGTGCACCTGTAAATGATACTTGCATAACACTCTTTCTGACTTGTTTTTGATAGTATATCATGATAGACTGGATAATACTACTCTTACCCCAGGAGGTTCAAAATGAACAATGAGAACAAAGTAAGGATAAGGACAGCGTTGGTTATGGTATATGTGAGCATTATCACACTGCTTTTTGGAATTAATTCTGAAGCCCACGCTCAAATGAAGGAAGCGATAGTGTATAATAAAAATATATTATATATTAATAAATTTAATAACTTAGTTAATATAAAAGATATGATTAATATAGATTATAATAATATATTAAAGAGAAAAGTCCATACAAAGACTTTTTATTTAGTTAATGATTTATCCTCTAGAGACACTTTTCAAATGCCCGATTATAGCCATGAGCTAAATCTAAAAACAACAAGAGTAGACAAGCGGGTAATAATATCAAGATTAGCAAATGCACTCAAATCCACTGAAACAGGTGGAGCGGGAGCGTATTATCGCAAGTCTTATTCCAGCAGTGCATGCGGTGCATACCAGTACATGCCAGAAACATGGAATAACTACATGGGCTACAAAAATCCATGCAAAGCCCCAGAATGGGTACAAGACGCTAGAATAATTCATGAACTTGAATTTAACTACAAAAAGTACCATGACTGGACAAAGGTTATTGCATCACATTTAATGCCTTCTCGTGCAAACAATAAGAAAACTTGGAACAAGCCAGTTTCTGGAAATCCTACTGTTGCACAGTATGTAAATTCTGTTTTAAATAAGGCGAACTTAGTGGCTGCATAATGCGGATTCAAGTCTTTTCAGAATATTTACAATTAGCGCAGGCGGGGAAGGTAAACTTCCTCGCCTGTCCTATGCATCAACAAGAAGAAGCGATATTCCCGCTATCCCATAACTTGGAAGAAGATAATATCGTGCTACACTGCTATGCATGCGGTTATAAAAATACTGCAGGCTCTACTCTATATAATAATTTAATTGAACTTATAAAGGCGCAATTGAGTGAGCCCGAAAAAATGGACTAACAATGGCAAAAATTAATATAGAAAAGGCCTACATAGAGGCTCATAGCGACGATGAGGATAACTTTAATATAGAGATTAGCTGTAATGGAGTTCTCGTCGGAAAGAGCCCTCTAAGCCCCGCAAAATGGCTATTTACCACAACCAATGATGACGGAGATCTGGTAATTAATAATTCGGCGGGAATGGAAGGCTCAAAATGGGATCATATAACAAGAGAGATTATAGGCAATGGGTAATATAAAAGACGAATTAGACGATACTGACGCTATTCTGGATATATTAGATAATATAAGAGAGCTAGTTGGTGCAATATTTATCCAATCCCAGCGAAATTATGATATGTTAGCTTTGATTGGTGAGAAACTAGGTGCTGATGTTGATTCTATGTTATTTAAGCACCAACAAGGACAAGTCCTTGCTCCCCCGCCTTCTTTTTTAATTGAAGATGAGCAAAATGAGAGCTAAATCTCAAAAATTATGCAAACATGCCTATAAAATGTCTGTATGTCCATGTAGAAAAGCAAAAAAGACTACTTTCTGGCATAAAATAAAATTATTTTTACTAAAAGTGTGATATAGATCACAATATAAACATAGAATATTGTAAATATGTGATCTAAGTCACACTTTTATGTTTTTTTAGGTGATTTGATAGTGTCATATGGGCAAATTTAGATCTAGAAGCTATCTCCTTCTTACATATATCACATATAACTATTCTCATACTGCTATTCTAGCAGTTCCCGCCTCTTTTTGTCCAATATAAGTTACTAGTGAGTATTTTTACTTTTGATCAAAATGTTAATGGAGTTTTAATTTGTATGATTCCACTTTTAAAACTCTTTTTTTAAAAAAAATAGAGCGCACATAAAGGTCAAATCGGACATATTGCACGCTATGTGTTCTATATCACATAAATAATGTCCAATATGTCCGTGTTGGTGCTTGATTTTTCCAATTTAGTATGCTAGTATTCTACTATAAAGAAAATCAAGAAAGGTTCTTGATAAAGAAAGGAGTTCTAATGAACTCACTATATAATCCAGCGGATAGCCTTAAGCCTATCCTACACTTCCCGTCTAAAGATGGTAGTTGCTTCTACTGTAACGAAAAAATCACTTTCGTTAGAGGTCTAAATCGCTATATGGGCGATACTAGTATCCGTTGCAAGGAGGCTAAGTAATGATTGTGAGAATAATCACATCTCTAGTCCAACTAGCCTTAGCGGGTGTTGTCATACCCCTATGCTATGCTATCTACCTTGACATAAAAGAAATGAGAAATGACTAATGGCTTATACATACTCTTGGGAAATTAAATCCACTCTTGACCCTCGTGACTTTATCACATGGGAAATGGATGAGGAGCCTGAATCAGAGTCAGACTCTTTATTCATCCCGACCCCTGATTTTGACCCAGACGAAATTCTATAGATTTGACAATATGTCAGACCCTAGTGCTATACTAGGAAAATAACCACCTAATAGAAAAGGATAAAAAATGACAGTAGCAAATAAGACATACGCAATCGGCGACCTCTTTACTACACAGCGTAGTAATGTAACAGGAACAATTACAGAAATTGTCCCAGTAACAGAAAACCGCACTCGTGTAAAGTTATCGCTTGATAATGGCG